GTCCCACCTACAGCAGATGGTTCGGAATTTTGACCTACACATACATTATAATTGCCTGTGGTAATACCATCACCAGCACTCTGCCCGAGCAGAACATTACTTGCCCCAGTTGTGACGGCTACTCCAGCATTGGTTCCTAATATAACATTGTAGCTTCCTGTTGTTATAGAATCTCCACAATAGTTACCAACTGATACGTTTTGTGTTGCTGTTGTTGCCACTAGCTGGGCAGCTTGACCAATCCCAATACAATGACTAGCTGTTGTCAGTGCATCTAACGAATTATTACCAAGACCTATGTTAGTTGTTCCCGTTGTAATATCTTGACCAGAACCAACACCAATACCTATATTATTACTTCCTGTAGTATGTCTATGCAACGCAGCTTGACCAATCGCTACATTAGAAGCTCCTGTCGTATTATAATAGAAAGCATGATGTCCAACTGTAGTATTAGTAGATCCTGTGGTAGTTGTAACGCCAGCGGCATAACCTATTGCCACACTGTTACCTGCTGTTGTTGACGCGCCCATAGCGTCATGTCCCATAACTGTGTTGGCAGTTCCTGTGGTATTTGTTTTTAATGCGTTAAACCCAACAGCCGTATTATTATCAGCCGTGGTACTTGCTGTAAGAGCATTATATCCAACTGCAGTATGATTATCACCAGTACTATTTGTACCTAACGAACCATAACCTACTGCTGTATTTCTAATACCATCAGTGTTTGCATCCAACGAAGTAGAACCCACTGCAACATTATAATATCCTGTAGTGGTTGCACCTAGAGCTGCATATCCAATACCAACGTTATCATACCCAGTAGTATTTGCATCACCTGCTGCATAACCCACCAGAACATTATTATCTCCTGTGGTTATAGCCGTACCCGCTTCGTCGCCTATAGCAACATTATAGTTACCACCTGATTCAATTGAGTTACCAGCATTTACACCTGCAACAAAGTTACTCGTTCCAGATGTAACGGTTTTTAGGTCACCTGTAATACTCAAGGTCGAGCCATCAAAAGTAAGATTAGCCTCGCCGTTAATTGTGCTGCTATCGACAGAGGTAATAATTCTATTGTTTGTAGAATTAGTATAGGAAGAAACTGCCCCACTCGCTGCGGCAGCCCACGCTGCATCTGTACCATCACTTGTCAGAACATAAGTGTTTGAACCGATAGCTAACGCTGCGGGGTTTCCAGAACTGTCTCCGTAAATTAGTTTGCCTCGTGCAAGACCAGCCATCTTAGCTAATGTTACCGCATCATCATTTATTAAAGCAGTCGTAACAGCGTTATCTGCTATTGCGGCACTCACTACCGCATCATCGGCTATCAAGGCAGAGGTTATCGCGTCATCGGCTATAGCAGCGGTTACTACTGCGTCGTCTGCAATTTTTGCTGACGTAATAGCATCATCCGCTATACCAGCCGTTGCTACCGTTCCCCAAGAAACATCGGTGCCGTCTGATTTCAAAACATTGTTTGCACTGCCAACAGCTAGGGCCGCTGGGTCGCCTGACGAATCCCCATATATAAGTTTACCTCTTGCTAACCCTGCCATTTTTGCAAGAGATACAGCGTCATTAGCTATCGTCAGTGCGCCGTTAGTTGCTACTGTCGCATCACCTGAGATTACAACGGGATTGAAGTTTGTTCCGTCTGCAATTAACGCCGCGCCACTTGTATTAGTTCCCATAGTCAGGTCATCGCCTGATATAGTTAAATCTCCAGCTATCGTGACATTAGTAGTTCCTGTCGGCACAGAAATGACTGCTGTATCAGCATCGTTTTTGATTGTAATATCGTTAGTGGAACCTTGACCTGTTAATATCAAGCCTTCAGCGGAAGTATACCCCATCGCAGCGTCGTCGCCAGCCGATGTATCTCCATCAGCATTTACAGTCGCAGCAGTAACATCACCTACAATATCAACATTTGTCCCGCCAGTGGCGACAGTAATTACGTCTGCGTCGGCATCGTTCTTGATAGTGATGTCATTTGTACTTCCCTGCCCCGTCAGAATTAGACCTTCGGCACTGGTATAACCCATAGCTGCATTATCACTAGCAGAAGTATCCCCGTCAGCATTTACTGTGGAAGCTGTTACATCCCCGACTATATCTACGTTAGTGGTTCCTGTTGCTATAGTAAGAACAGCGGCATCAGCGTCGTTTTTGACCGTAATATCTGAGGTCGATCCCTGACCCGTGATAATAAGCCCTTCTGCGCTTGTATATCCTATTGCTGCGGCATCACTTGCTGCCGTATCACCGCCTACTACGATCTTACTGGTAGTAGATATGGATGCTGTTGAAAGTTTTAATGTCGAGTCTGTGCCTTCGCCATCCGAGACAAACCTAAGAGTACCGTCTATACCTGCATTGCTATTCGAGACTTGCAGTAAGTCCTTGTATGTATTCTTTGGCTTTTTACCAGTTAAAGCTGCCATCTAAAATATTCCTTGTCCTGGTTCTAATTGATACGTCAATGAATGCCACTCTAAATCATCCGATGTTGACACCCGAAACCTTGCTCCTATTGCGTATCCTACTCCTGTCGCAGCTAACCACTTCGCCACTACACTTTTAATCGAATCATCCCAATCCGTATCCCAATCTTCCCAATCATCTGTTATTGATTGCCAAGTATCTCCAGCCTCCAACAAACTGACATCTGCTGCTGGAATACCTCGTCTTTGAAAATCAAACTGAGGTGCTATGGATACAGTGATATCACCGTCACTTGCTAAAACGGGACGTAATGCTGCACATCGCTTTAGAACGCCTCTGGCATCAAAATAACTAAACGCTGTTTCTGCATCCCCCGCAATATCCGTGGATATATCGGCGTTTCCGTCATCGAACTTCATTAGTTTGCCGTCTGTCGTGCCAAAGTAGATACCGTCGTTAAACCTACCCCATGACCTGGCATTTACATCTTTCCAACGTGACCAGCTTAACGTATCCGCATTCATGGTGTACTGGTCAAAATCCACGGTACTATTAGGCAGATTAAGCAATAACAACCTACCCTGTGAATAGGTCGGATGGTAAATAAGTTGCCAGCCTGGATCTGTTAAATTATTCTTTTCAATAAGCGCAGGGTTTATCTTATCGCTAATAACGCCTTTTTGTTCTAACTGACCAGCGGATGCTACTGCTGCCATCGAAATAATACCGCCTTTGGTAGCTATAACTAAATCGGAGCCTACTTTTGCTATGCCCCGAATATCCAATGGTTCTGGTATTCTAAACACACCGACTAAATTCCAGTTCGATGCGGGGTTGTCGCCTTCATATATAATCGTATCTCCTGACGACATTACGAACACGGCTAAATCATTTCCTATACCTCCGCCTACCCAATCCTCTGAACCTCCCGCAACATTCCAAGATCCCGCACATATCAGGTTGCCGCCAAATGCGCCCACTCTTGATAGAGGGAACTTGGTTATTGTCCCACCTAATGTATTGACTGCGGAATACCAAAAATCCTGACTGTTATTCTCCCAGAAGAATGTATGGGACTGATGAACCATAATTCCACGGAGGTTTGTAACTGTTAATCCCGTCCCGCTCACTGTCATATCTGAAAAGCTGGACCCGTCATAAACCAAAGGAGTATCTGTACCGTTTACCCATCCCATCGAACCGTTGAAATTAACGGTCTCCCATCTATTGACAGATAAACTGCTTTTTAATGAGGAAATAGAAGATGTCGTCGCATCATAAATATTTCCATTAGCGCCAGCTAATAACTTTCTAGTCGTTCCTTTATTATACTCCGCAATAGTGTCAACATTGCTTGAACCAAGACTTGTCGCGTGTTGCGTATAACCCCGTCGTAACGTCACTCTACCAGTGCCAGGGAACCAGTTATCCAAGGTCACGGCATCCTGTGGCGGCATTAAATCCAACGCATCGCGTCTATTCCAGCCTCCTATTGGTGCAGGGATAGTTTGAGCAACCATTAGCTACCATATCCTGTGTCAGGAAGGTTCACAGTAAACATTGTGACAGTGGGAGCCATATTTATATCTCTACCGCCGCCGCGCTCTCTTTCAAATATCGCTTTAATCCATTTGCGAGAGTCATTCTTCTGGTCTTCATAAGGAAAGCCGAATGCTCGTAATGCCCTCCACCAGCCTTCACGGAATATCAGATCCTCGTCAAATAATGGAACGTCTGTGTCTGCTGCCCAATCTGTCTGGCCTGTACCACCAGACGATGCGCACCATTTGTCGCTTATGTACTCAAGCGCGATTGTTGCCGCGCCTGGGTTTTCCAGTTCTATCTTCAACACTCCGCTGGTTGGACGCATCCTCCACCTGACGGCCAGTCCTACATCGGAAGTAATAGCCCCTTTGTAATACTGCCATTCCGCTGGAGTTATAGGGCCAACCAACTGTAGATTATTAGTGCGATCCCATAATGTGCTGGGAACTATGCGTAGAAAATCGCTAGGAACTGCATAAGCGGCTGTATCTGCTGCAGATGTGAACGTATGTTCTTTTGTTAAGACTGCCCAATCGTAATCATCTCTTAAATACAAACCAGCAGCACTAGTAACAGAACGCAGCCTGACGGCTGTCGCTTCTTCATTACTAATAATGGACGAGGGTTGGAAAACCCCTAACTCATCCGCTATTGCTTGGGCTATCGTCAGTAGAGACATCTAGTTTTCGCTTTCGCTTGGTTTTCTGTTGCATATCCGCTTGCGCCCTTAACATCTTATTTTCCTCTACCAGAGCTTCCATTTTTTCTGTCAGCTTTTCCACTTTATCCAATGCCTCAAACACCACGCCGTCATCTTTGCTTTTCGCTAGGTACACTTCGGCGTGTTTCTTTAATGTGGCCAGACCCATACTTGCCTGGGCTGCGTTATCTGATAGTTCCGCAAGTTGTTCGATGGTAAAAATATTCACTGCCTTCAATTCGTGAACCTGAACCATATTCAATCGCGGCCACTCGTTAATCGGAGTTCCGTCTATAGGAGGTTCCGACCCTTTTTGAAAAGCATCCCACTGGTCAGGCCATCGTTTCTTATGTTCATCCGATACAGGAGTATCGATAATGTTTTTCGTATCTCCTGGGCTTAATATCTGAACATATGCTCTCTGCTCAAATATAGGTCGCCCCTCTGTGAGAGATTTGGCTTTGTTTTGCTTCGCTTCATACCGAAATAACGGGCGGCATGAATCTTTGGTTTCCACTTTGAATTCCATGCCTGTCTCTGAGTCATACATTCACTATTCTCCTCGTGTTGCAAGAAAAGGGGGGAGTATGCCAAAAGGGCAAAGCACACCCCCCCGTCCCATTACTCTGGGAATGTGCAGACAACTTCCTTATCGGAAATATCGCCTGCTATAGCACATACGTTATCCGTAACTGCGGCAGAAACGTCTAACGTACCGTCGCTGGAACCAGTTGGTGTGAGAGGGTCACCATCTGCGCCAGCAGTTAAAGCGAGATTGAGCGTTGCTGGACCAGAAATCTGTATCCAACCATACTCGCCATCGCCAGGAGCAGACTGAAGGACACCCGCTCCGATTTCAACCGAATCAGATAGATCGGAAGTGACAGTGTGGTTTTTGTAACCGTCAAGCGTGTAGTAATACGCAACCTGATCAGCTACAGCAGCCACAGAGCCGCCACCCGTATCATATTTGATCCACTTAAATTTTTTGATGCCAGCGGACGTTACATTCTGTCCGATAGCGCCAAGGCCATGATCATCTGTGGTAGATGTTTCGGTGGCCAAAATGCCTAAAATATAAGCCATATTAACCTCCTAAGCGTGAATGACGCCCTGACGGGCAGCATTACTCATTGTCATATTACCAGCCCAGACGATAGGCACTACGGTTGCATCCTGGTTGATTGCACCCTTACGCTCCAACGGCACCATGTTCCGATTACGATGCGGACGCCAGAAGATATATTGCGTATTAAGCATATACATCCTAGCAGCATTACAATCCTCATCATGGAACACATCAGCATTGCGGAACTTGAGCGAATCAAATCCAGAATTGCCAGTATCATCACGAGTGATGCGTTGAATAGTTGTGAGTGAATCCCAGAAGAACTCGAAATAAGTCGTTCCCGCTACTGAAAAATCAGGAGCTTCCGACCTAGAACTGCCGCTTTTACACGCCAAATACAGATTACGCATTGCTGCCTGTATCGTGGATGCGCTTGCAGTTACCGACTCATCAGAGAAATCATAAACCTTATTTCTCCAGAATGAATAGGTTGCTCTGTTTATACCACCGACTGTACCAGTAGCAGGAGCGTCAGCTACCAAACTTTGCAGCCCACCGACCTGTTTACTGGACGATCCAGTACCGTCTGAGAATATGCCAGTGGAAAGATTATTCGCCATAGTGCGCTTTGCATTACCAATACGCCCTTCCAGCAAATCAATAACCTTTTCCT